CTTTAGTTATCACAGTTGAAAATCTAGCGGATGCCTCACAGCTTGCAACGTCTAAACTCGCATCATCATCAAAATAACCAAGGTCGGCCATTTTTGTCCACTCGTTAAACAACTCAGCACCTAGCGCGTTAAAGTCTTTTCCTGTCTTTTCGAAAAACGCATTGTAAACCCGATTACTGAATTTCATCGGGTAGTCCATGCCGTAAAGGTTAATTGTTATATTACCCTCTGCCGCTTGCATTATGCCTCCAGTGCTTTCAGTCTGCGCTCTAACTGCTCAATCTTAGCAACTAGATAAGGCACAACTTTAGATTGGTCTACGCCAGCAGGGGAGACGAATTTAGCTGGTTCAACTTCGTTTCCGTCTTGGTCTAAAACAGCATCTTCGTACTTGTCACCAATATTAAGGCTTCTTGGGCCTTCACCCTCTGAGCCAAAATCCAAACCTTTGTCGATAACATCGTGAGCAAGGAAACCCCAAACAGGTTGAGCATTACCGCCATTCTTCCAGTCAAATAGAGTGAATGCGTCAAATATGTCATTAAACTTGGCGTCTATGTCTGCGTCAGTTGGCTTTCCAATAACGGCTTTTAATCGATTGTCTGAGCTTGTGTTAAATGATGTAGCCGTGCCATTTGTTTTTATCGACCCAACCTCGCCATTTGGATTGAAAAACGCCCAATGAACATCTTCTGTGGTGTTACTTACCGAACTTTGATTGTTCTGCCCCGCTGATCTTCCTAGTGATACTTCCCTTTGTCCTATAGTTATGGACTCATCAAACAATACTATGCCAGTGTTACCAGTGTGGTAGATTTCTTGCCATGACGTAAACCCACCAACTCCAGAGTTTGTCGTTCTGAATGATATGGCCCCACCTAGCGCGGCATCACTAGAAATCTGAAAGCCCCTAGTTGCAGAAGAAAACGAACCCATCGCGGGATTTGTTGAGCCGTATGGGTTACCACCCACACCACCACCGGAAAGCGCAAATCCGCTAAAAAGCAATGCATCAAAAGTTGTTGTTGTAGGGATTGGCTTACCAATACCGCCCGCATTTGCATTCTGCCAAACCGTTTCGTAGTTTGGCCAAGTATCACTTAAATTAAAATCTGCCATTTTATTTACCCGTATGCGTAATCGCCATTTGTATCAATGGCTAAATCTGTGTTTGTATCAATAGCTAATCTATCAGGTTGTAACCGACCGATTTCACCACTAGACGTTAATGTAATCGAAGTGTTTGCCGCTTCATTTTTATTCGCGTTATCACCTAATGATGATACTGCAAAATCGTATTGCTCTGACTTGTCACCATAATCAACTATATACGCATCAATGGTTTTTGTTTGCCATCGCGTACGGATTAATTGATATGCCGCGTCTGAGCTGAATAGGCAATCACAACTATGGTCTAAAGACTGCTCGCCTTCACCTTCTAGAAAGTATCTAAAATCGGGGTCAGACTTATTTGAAATATCAATAAGTTCATTATTGTAGTTTGATGTGTTAGTTAATAACCCACCCACAACAACTTGCTGACCACCAACAAAGGTTTTCAGTAATACTTTAGAGCCGTTAATTATTCCTGTCGGATTAGCCATGTTAAGCCTCCGTAAATGAGTCCGTACTCACTAAAGAATAACTACCAGTAACCTTGTCGTTCAATGGCGCTGTGTCAGCGATAGACTGAACCATGATTGTTCCATTTAAGACAAGCGAGCCAAGTGTACGTCTAACAGGTACTTTTGCGCGACTAAAATAAGAAGCTCGCAAGAATTGTAAAGCCGCATCATCTGAGTAAAGTGCATCGACACTCATGTCAAAAGACTGTTGACCTTCACCTGCAAGTAATGAACGGACTTCTTCGCTACACTTATTAGTAATGTCGATAAGCTCGTTATTAAAAGTGATAGTGTGCGAGGCTTCACCGCAAACGTCAACGTACCCGCCACCTGTGTCAATTTGGATTAATACTTTAGTACCGTTTACGATACCCGTTGGATTAGCCATATTTATGTCCTGCTGTTTAATGTAAAGTAATTAATTGAAATATCGCAACGGAAAAACCCACCATCACGCCTTGCTAAACCCATTTCCCTAGAATCTATTGCGACCGTCACGTTGTCTAATTCTGGTAATTCGTTCACGTAGAATAGTTCTAAAACTTGATCTACAATTTCCAACGTTTCACCCTTCATTTTATCAACGGAATCAAACACACTAACTTGATATGTGCCGTTATATCTATCGGCTAGACATTTATCTAGCGTCTCGGTTGCCGCGGGTAAATTGTAAACCTCAATGAACGGTGTCGCTTGTTTAGTCTCGTTAATAGACTCATTCTCTTGAATAATAGTTAATCCAATAGGTTTCAATTGTGCGTATAAAGCCTTTTCTATCGCGTAATAACTCATCTGAAACCTTTTAATCTAGCTCTAAATCTTCGACCAAAACCGTTTAAATTCTTTCTTACTATCCCTTGTGGTGCCTGTCTACTAAAGCCACCAGCGGAACGTATTTCGTATTTTTTGCTTTTATGGTAATACGTACCACGATTTACCGGATTAGGATATCCACCAAATTCAATAACGCTTGCTTGTGGTGAGTTGTTATATAAAAACAAACTTCTACCACCTTTCAGCTTGCCTCTAATTTTACTTGAGGCGTAAGAACGGCCTTTCTTGCTCGTTCCCGTTAAGTATCTTCCGTTAGGTTGTCGGCTTATTTGCCAATTGTGCCTAAAGTTGCCCTGTGGTGGCTCGCCATCTGCACGCTCACTGTTTGGTATGCCTATTGGCGAATCTTCAATAATATTACCAGCAGTATTAACAAATTCCTTTTCCAATGCGTCAAGTGCGTAGTCTTCGTATCGCTCGCCGAATTCACTTATCAGCCTAGCACCACTTACATTAAACTTAGCCATTGCAAATCAACTCAACATAGGCGATTTCGTTATTAACTCGGTGTTGCCAATAGTCAGTGACGTCTAATGTGTTACCTAAATACTCAATACTAGCGCCAACATTAACAGAGCCGTCAAAATCTTTATCAATCGCGGCTAATACTTTTATACCTGTACGTCTCGCGTTCTGGTCTTTATTCGATGGTATACGCCCGACATAAGCCAACAAGCTAACACGACTTTCTGACGATGTGACTTTCAAGTCATCAGGGTTGTTTGTGATAGTTTTGTTAATCAAGATGACGTCACCTTTTGAGCCGTAACGTTTTATTTGATTAAAAGCTGTGTCTTTCTGACTCATACTCTCACCAACCTAGTTGGTGCAACTAAATACCGTAAATAAGATTTTACACGTTGTGAGCTAAAAACGCTATTTTTTCCACCGTCGTAATATTCAGTTTCAATCATATCTGTTTTTTCACGCTTAACATTGTCAGCAGGGTTTGTGCCATCCGATAAAATAGAAATGGATTGTTGAGCTATTGCTAATTCAATCTGCGCGTTCTTTAATTGAGATGGAATTGCGTTGTTGGGGAATTCTTCACCATTGATGTAAACGTATTGCCTAGGCCACTGGAGCGGTTGCACGTTAGGTTCTACTAACTCACCCTGATAGCATTGCGCTTCTAGGTAATCCATCGCTAGGATCGCTATAACTTCGATTTCACCTGTTGAGCAAGGTAAGCTCATATTGCGCAAGTCTGCATAGTTTTGTATTTCTGCCACTGTAGCGTAACTGTTTGCGCCCGCTACAATTGAACCATCTTCTATAATTAAAGCCATTATAAATCCTCTACTATTGTAACGCCGCATATCATGTCAGACGTGCCGCCACCAATGTTTGAGCATGAGATTGTAAAATATTCATCTGGTTCTATTCTAGACAAAAAATCATCACTTAGCACTAGTCCCGCAGACGTTACAACAAATGACGCCAAAAACCGACCACCCGATACAGGAACATTATCCAAAGCATACTCAACAATAGAGTTTTGCTTATCCAAGTATTTAAAATCTAACGCGGCCCCAAAATTAGCACCCGCAGTTATCCTAAAAAATGCACCCTTTGCGCTGTCAGTTGACGCTGATAAAAGAAGCGGGATTATTTGTGCGCGATTGATAATCCCACCAAAGTGGAAGCGGTTTCTAATAGTTATGATGTTTGTTTGTGTTGGACCAACGCCTACCAAAGCATTTTCAATGCCTCTGGGTGCGTTATCATTAACAATCTTGCCCTCGTTACCAACCATCGCGGATGCACCGCCCACAGTTAGATTGGTAGTTGAGCCAAGGTTTCTGGACACCCACCCAATTCTGAATGTAGGATTTCTTACAATGGGCTTGGTGGCTGTATTTCCGTATTCGAATGTGTGAACCAAAACATAGGTATTCGTTACAGGCTCTTTGATGTAGAAATTTATACCCGAGTATCCTAAATAACCAAATTTGATTTGGTAGACGTTTCCAAACTGAGGGTTTAACCAATCGACATTAACACCGTTCCAATCTTCTTGTTTGATTAGCTCTAGGGATAGGTCAACGCCCGCATTTATTTGATCGTAAGTACCAGCAAATGAGCCACCCCCAGTGTAAGTAAATACACCTTGTGGGCCCGGTACTCTATTCATCATAAATACGGTGTTTTCGTTTGATGTGACTATGTAGTTTTCGGCTGGATTTACTCTAAAATACTCGGCAATTTCCCACGCGTTGTTGTTTTCATCACCGCTGATTGGTATGTCGTACCCGATATTGTTTATAACAAATGTTAACGTGCCACTTCCCGCTGTGGTAATGGTTAGCTCCTGTGCTTCAACCACGCCACCAAAGGCACGTATAATACCAAAATCTAAACCTAAGTAGCCAAACGCAAAGGCATCTTCTGAACTGATAAGGCCTGACGCTTGTAGGCTGTTTTCAACCTGACTGTCAAAAAATGAACTCCAACGCCCTGTAATACCTTGTCCGGGTTTATAGGTAAGTTGTTTTTTAGTGTTTAACGATGAAAGACCAAGTGGATTTGTGCCAGATGAGACTAAATAATTACCATCTTCTAGCGTATAAGTGCCACCATCCGAATTGACAATATTTAGGTCGTCCTCTTTCCCGTATTGTGCGGATATTTGAACAACTGGAGTAACTTCGGCAACGGATAATTCGCCAAACGCTGTGACACCCGTTGAGCCTGATTCTGCCTTAGATGAAACTTTAATTCGTCTATTGTTTATTTCTTGAGTGTCGAAGCAATCAGAAGGAATTCCACCATTGCCGCCCATTGGATACCAATCGTTTTTAGACATTATTCCGGTGGGTTCCTGTTTTTACGTTGCTTTTGCATCCACCACCAATTGAATTGAGGTGTATTTGGGGTTGCGTATTTTTGCTTTGGTTTGTCACGTTGCATCATGGCTATTTAGCCTTAGCAGGTTTCTTTCTGCGTTTAAGGATGGGTGTGGGTTGTGGATCGTTAGGACCAACACCTTTTAAATTGTCGTCTATTTTCTTTGCTGACTCTAAAAGCTCTTTCATGCTTGGCATAATTAAAACCTCTTTTGTTTTGGTTATTTTAGAACAAAAAAGCCCCGTATACAAACGAGGCTTTTTATAGTCGGATTGGATTAACCGTTAGTGACTAAGAACGCTAGTGGTACGTTTTTACGCTCAACAACGCGATCCCAGTTTGCCGCGGCTTGATATTCAGCCAAGCTAGGAGAAACACCCGCCACTGATGCAGACGTGAACTGGAACCCAAACGGGTGTAATAACCATGTTTTACGAGACCATAAGGTCTCAATGCCAGCACCATTACCTTGATCTTCTTCTGACTGAATGGCGGTAGGTACGCGAGGCATTCCCTCACCATAACCAAATGCACCACCACCAAAGATGATAGTAGTATATTTGAAGCCAGAAGTGGCACCGGGTACGACTGTCATTCCGTCATCAACAATAACACGCTTGCCCAAGTAGGTTGGAATTGTCATGTTGCCTTGTGAGTCTGGAATAAAGTCAATGTCGTCATTATCAACAGCGCGCTTGTAAACGACTGAGTGCATAGCTACCGCACCAGTAGAATCATACATATCACCTAAAGTGAATGCCGCCGCTGTGAAGTTAGAGCGACTAAACAGGTTTGACGCTGTCGCATTATCACCGTCTTCAATAGCCGCATCAATAACCATGTCACCAGAATCATTTGCAATATTGTCAGCTTGGACACCGACCGTTGCAGAAACCAAACGGCGTTGCCACTGGCGAGTCCAGTACGTATCTAAACGCGCTCGAATTTGCTCCATTGCTGTGCCACCCATTGCCAACTCAGCGGCAAGGTTAGACTCAGACCAACCATTGTTAAGGAACAATTTGCGTGCGATCTGTTCGCCTTGAACAATCTTGTTTGGCGTTGCAACATCAGCAGGATTGTCCGTTGACAAGTTTGGAGCGTCAGTCGGATCAATGTCATTCCAAAATGGAAGTTCAATGATTTTGCCCGGACCATCTGCAAAAGTGTTTAAAACAGGGTTTGATACAATAACACCTGATTCATAAAAAGCTGTTTTCTCTGGAGAGTTAACCGCTGGTAAGTCATTAAAGACCGTTACGTCAATAATATCTGATAAGCCTGTAGTAGCCATATTTTAATTTCCTTTATCGGGTTTCTTTAAGTCGGTTATATTCGTCTGGGTTAGTAGAACGAATAGCACTAAGCTGTGTGGCTGTATAATCACCCCAAGACGCATTAGAGCCATTTTTAGATGGTTGTCCTAATGTGCCTGTGCCACTGTTATTAGGGGCTAGAGTAACAGCTTTACCTTGCGGTGTTTCTGCCCACTCTGCTAGGTAGTCACTTAGTGACTTGTCACCGATTAAGGCTTGGCCCTCGACAACTTGAGCTTGACTTGAAATTTGTGAACTAACTAAATCCAACAAATCAGGGTTGACCTGCATTTTAGCTAACTCAGACTTTAAAACGCTGTCTACTGTATGGTAGCGGTCGCGCTCTCTAAGCTCTTTCAATTCTTGCTCTATTTTACTTACCGTTGATTGGTACTCTTGCTCTTTAAGTTCAAGTGCCTTTTGGTAATTTTGTGAACTCTCTGCTTGTTCTCTTTCAAGTTTGGCTTCGAGTGCTTTCAATCTTTCAGCCGCCGAATTGCTTTCTTCAACTTTTTCTTTTGTTTGGGAAAGTTTATCTAGTAGCTGTTGATTCTTTGTGGCTAATCCAGATGCTCGCTCGTTAATAGCTTCAATTTGCTCTGGTGTTAGCCCTTCTATTTCTTCAATACCGTTTAACATGTTAAACCCTTTAGGTTGTGTTTAGTCTTAGACTTCGTAAACTATTTTATACGCTTGTTTATGGATCGTCAATTTTTGCTTTCTTAAATGCGGTCGGGTTCTTTTCTTTCATTTCTTGTAGTGTTATAGGTCTGAAAAGTTGGTCTACATTCAACGCTGAAAACTGCTCAGGTGTTAATCCACCATTTCTAAACAACTTACCTCTAGTTGGCCCTAGCACGTCATCTTGAAACTCAACCGATTGTTTCTTTAAGAATTCATAATAAGTCTCTCTTTTTGCGATTGGGTCTGAACGACTATAGATAAAATCTACATCGCTTCTACAATTAGGGTGTGCGGGTGGGTATGGGTTGTACTTATCAGTAAAGTAAAACAACTTTTCGGATAGGCTTCTACAAATGGTTGACGTTCTGCTATCAATTACACTAATCCACTGATAACCAATAGCTTCACCCTTTTTTGCAACTTCAGCTCGTGAGTTTACCGCGACGTGTCTAGTCCCTGTTGATACGGTGGTTCTATTCTTTGACTTATCCTTTCCTGATAATATACCACCTTTACCAGTAACCGCGACTTGAGCTTGTTTTAACGTTTGGTTAGTCACCTTTGACGTATTTATGGAGTCTCTTATTGCCTTTGATTGGCTTGCCACTCTACTATCAAACAGTTCATTTAACGTGATAACCGTATTACTACTTTCAAATACCATCGGTGTTGCGAGTACAGCGCCCCATATTCCAGACAGTATAATCGGGGTTAAACCTTCTTGTTCTTCTTCCGTGGCAATGGCAGTTTGTTCTAGTTGCCATTCTGATTCACTGGCTGAAAACTCCTGTAGGTCATTGGTAACATAATCAAAGTAGGATGAGTATTCTAACTCAACCTGTCTTTGCATGTTGTTAAGTCGTGATGTGAATTGTCTAAAATCCAAATCATAACTAGCAAGTAAAAACGAATTTACAATGTTAATTATGTTTGTTTGATATGGGTCGTAGTCATTAGACAAACCCCCTGCATAACGTTGTACGTAAATGCTATGCCTAGAGGATTGTTCTATCGTTTCTTCACTCACTGGTCTAGGCCGCCGTTATCAATATTAATTCTCGCTTGTTCTTCTTCTGCGGTAATATCTGGATCAGCTATTTCACCTTTTTGAAGATTAGCGTAGAACGTTTCATAACTCATTGCACCGCTTTGATAAGAAGCCAATAAGCTAGTTAACAACTGAGGATTCATGTCAGCAGGAATGTAATCTGTATTAAGCTGTATGACGACTTTTTCGGGATTATCACCGACCCATTCAGCCGCAAATTTTATGGCCTGTTCGTAAGCTCTAGACACTGTGTTGGCAACATCTGCAACCGTTGCGTTTTGCCCAACCTTGTCTAATTTCTTTGACTCGCCTGACTCAGCCTGTGTGGTTTTAGGTGATAAAGCATCAGCACCAAGCGAGGCCATTTCAGCTTTTCTATCTTCCAAGTAAGTCCTTAGTGAGCCGCCATCACTTTGCGTTTCTACTACCCCAAATGTTGCATCGGGATTGGATGAATTCCATTTAACGCCCGGCCCTATTTGATTATTGCCACCTTCAATCCTACAACCATCAGCGTCATACTCTTGCTGTACGCCTGTTTCGTAGAATATAGGGAATCCACTAGAAAATTCTTTATTAGCATAAGAGGCAAACATATTGTAATGATTTAAGTTCACATCAACCAATGCGTCAATCAATGAGCGCTTTCCGTCAAATGGTTCGATTAGGTAAACGGGGATTTCGGTTGCTGGTGAACCATTAATCAGAACAGGCGATCGGTCTTGAACCATTTCCCCTGAGTCGTTCCATACAGAATGATAATAAACACCATCGATAAGCTCTAACAGTCTATAACTGTCCTCTGTTTGAACAACGTAATCTTTAACTGTTTCAATCGTTTCTTTTATAACAACAAACTGCAATTTCTCATCGGCAAAATGCCAGTTAATAATCGACTCAAAAGGGAAGAATAATATTTTAGGTCTAAGGTTGTTTCGCTCTGCCTCTGCCCGACTTACTCGACCGTTCACAACAGGAAAGTCAACAAATAATAGTGAGCGAGGCGTTACCATGCCGTCATTAACTGCGGTTTGCATTTGACTTATCATCGTTTCATTTTTAAGCCTGATGTTGTCGCGCAAGTATTCAGTTCTTGGGGTAAGTTCTATTTGTGGGTCTTTTCTAAACACTAAACCTGAGAATCCACTAACCGTTATCTGAGTCGCGCCATAGAATAGGGCCAAATCTAAGTATCTTAAATAAGACTTTTGCCCCTCATAAGTAAAGTCACCATTTCTAGCAAGTTGACTCTCCAATGGCTTGAGGTATTTAACGGTGGCTTTTTTAACCTCCCGTTGCCCCTCTGTGCAATCTCGGTTTTTCTGTACGTATTTGAGTACGTCTGTGTATTCTGCTCTTGGTGTTGTGATGCCACTCATATCGCTACTTTTCCTCTGATTATTTGCGGCTTAACCACTGGGAACAATCTATATATTTTATAACCTAGTGAATCAGTCCAGTCATCAATGGCTGGATGCGTGTTGAACTTTTCTGGCTTGCCTTTTTTGTCATAACCTTGTTGTTCTAGCGCCTTTGTTGTTCTGGGGCACTTGTTTGTATTTATTTTAAACTTATCGTGTGCAAAAAGCGAATTAACCGCATTTACCCTATCTCTAATGAATGGGTTTTTCTTTGCTGTACTTACATTAAAACCAGCCATTCTAATCATTTGTATATCGGATGCGCTCGCGTTTGTGCTTTCACTATCTCCACTCGCATCTGGGTAGATGGTAATCACTTTGTTTTTATATCTGGTTTTTATGGTGTTTATAAAGTCAGTTGTGTCATTGCTTACAAATTCGTCCTTTACAATCATCATATCGTTACTAGGTGTGGATACAGTAGAGCAACAGCCACCAACGTTAAAATCTATTGATACGTGTAAGTGAACGTCCTCGCCTCTTATCACGTCGTTTGTGTGGTGTTTTTCCCTATCAAAAAATTTGTATACTTTACTAGATGATAGGTTGACGAATTCGCCCTCGATATACATTTCAGCAAGTAGTGGGTCGTAGTTAGCTCTAATCTGGTCAATGTAATCATCAGGTAGATATGGGTTTGAATAGGTTGGCGCTTTGATTAGTTCGTAAGTGTCTTTTTTTTCTGCCACCCATTTTTTATACACAATGCCATTAAAGCCTTGGTCGGGTGTTGTCACGCACCCAATGGTATTTACAACGTCACTAATTTTTTGTCGGTTACGCTCTGTTATTTTTCGCCATACTTCCTCTGCCTTTTCGATTGGTATGGTGTCCAACTCGTCAACAATTGAATGAGCAACTTCATAAGCAACTATCCGGCTTGGGTTGTCGTAAGACCGAAATATAATAAAGCCATAGCCTTTTATTTCTATTTTCATTTCAGATTTGTTTACAGAGTAAGATAGGCCAATGGTTTCTAAATCTTCTATAACGCCCGGTATCGCTCTGAGTTTTAACAGGTCATGTGTTGGCATATAGTAAGCACCATTAGCGCCGGGAGACATTAAGAGTTTGGTTATGATACGCATTGTGCCACCTCTTGATTTTCCCGAACCCAATCCACCAATGATTGCAGGGTTTTTACTCTCTGTTTGAATAAACCTTTTTTGCGGGCCTGTTAGAGGTATGTTAATCGGCATTTTTTACAGCGTCAGTGAAGTTGATGTTAATGGCTTGCCCTTGTTCAGATTTGCTTTCTTCCGTTTCCCTCCAGCCCGCTTGAGTTTTAAGGTAGAACATTTGCGCAGAAGTGTTTCCTGCTCTTGCTTGACTTACTAGATTGCTTGCCACAGAAGCAATTGCCCTTGCTTTGCCTTTTTTATATGCGAAAGAAACGTTTTCGTCTCTGTCTCTAATGGCCTTAAATGTTACGTGTGATATACCAAAATAGTCTGCTATTTGCTCCGTATTTAATACAGCCGCAAGTGTTTCGACTTCTTTCATTTGCTCTGGTGTTAGAACTTTTGGTGGTCTACCGCCGCCGTCGCCTTGGTTGCCTTTTTTAGCCATTAGTTAGACTCCTGCGGAAGCCTATCCGTCTTCAATTCTTCGTATGTTTTACCGCTTTCAATGTGTACGGCTTTTTTGCCTGTGAAGTCTTGCCAGCGGTTTATTATTACGTCTACGTATTTTTCGTCTAATTCCATCAGGTGAGCTTTGCGCCCCGTTTCTTCTGCACCTATCAACGTTGAACCACTATCACCAAATAAATCCAGTACATTCTTTTTCTTTATGTGGTTACTAAATGCCCTAACGCTTAACTCAACTGGTTTTTGCGTTGGGTGTACGTAGTTTGTATCTTTTTTAATATTCCATAGGTCTGATTCGTTTTTTATGTGCCCGTCTATCTTTCCATTGTAAAGGCAAAATTCATGCTGATGCCTGTAACCGTTTCCCATACCAAAAACATTTTTAGCCCATACTATGCAACTTTTGTAGTCAAGTTCACCCTGCAATATTCCGTAAAATTTCCAGTTACACCAAATGTAATAAGTGTCAGGGTTGATAGTTTTAATGGTCTGAATTACATCGTCAATAAAATTATTAAAATCACTTTCATCGAGATCGTCATTTTTAATTACATCATGCTTTCCGCTCCTGCCATTAAAAGCAACATTGTAAGGTGGGTCTGTAAATAGTAACTCGACCTTATTGCCATTCATTAACTTTTCAACCGCATCAATACTGGTAGAATCCCCACACATCAAACGATGATTACCTAACTGCCATAAATCCCCCAATACACTAACTGGTGTTTCTGGTGGCTCTGGTACTGCATCTTCATCGGTTAAGCCTTCCGTTGGTTCATCTTCCATTAGGCCGTCAAGAAAATCATCGTCAAAGCCTAACAGGTCAATATCAAAATCTAGGTCTTTCAATGTTTCAAGCTCTAGTTTTAACATGTCAAGATCCCAACCAGCGTTTAATGGTAGTTGATTGTCAGCTATAATGTAGGCTTTCTTCTGTGCTTCTGTTAACCCTTCTAGTACAACGCAAGGTATTTGCTCAAGGTTTAACTTTTTAGCCGCCATGATGCGTCCATGCCCCGCAATTAGGCCATTATCTTCATCAATTAGAACGGGGGTAGTGAAGCCGAATTCTTTCATGCTTGCGGCAATTTGATTGACTTGCTCATCAGAATGAGTGCGTGAGTTGTTTACGTATGGGATTAGATCATCTATTGGCAATACCACGTGATCGTATGTCTTTTGCTTCATCTGCCTTTGGCCTTATCACTTAGTGATTAAATGAATAAATATTTTATATAAACCCGCAAAATCGAACACTTTGTGAATAATTATGCAGATTATTTGATTAACAAACTTCTGTTTTACCCAAATTCCCGATACAACATGAAGTTAAATCGATTCCGTTGGGATAGTCTCCATTAATCCCCGTGATAGTCCAATATCCTGCCGTACTTTCCGATGTGTCACCAAAATATAATGTTAACGTGTCGTCGGTTACTAAAACATCATTTGGGTCATTAACACTGTCCCTTTCATCATTTTTAAACTTGGCTATTACGGTATTAAAATCAGTTAGCAATACGGGATTTCCATCATTGTCTTTAATGCCTGTGATTGTCATTCTGACAGGATTATCCTTTCCCTTTATAATGATGTTGGATAGGCTCATTTCAGACCCTTAATAAACGTTACAGCTGATTCTAGTGCGGGTAGATGCTCTTTTACTTGCTTTGTGCGTCTATCCAACTCAGATTGTAAGGATTGTTTTCGTTTAACGTCTGTGGATGACTCAATATTTACCAACAAGGTTTTTATTCTCTCCATGTTTCTTTGGAAAGATTGTGACGGTGTTGGGTTTATTGATGCTTGTTCAGCCATTAGTTATACAATCCAATTGTGATACCTTGTGCGCCAAATTGGAATGTCAGGTCGTTGTTAACTAAATCTAATGGGGTTGAGCCGTCAGTGGTTAAATCAAACACCTGCAAACCATCATCATTAGTAGACGTATTGTTATATACGAGTAAAGTTCGTGCATCTGTTGGGTTTAAGGCGTCTTTAGGGAATTGAGCTGGATCGTCAGCGTCAAAGGTTACCGTTCCAAATAAGCGCGTAATGGTAAAGTTTACCAAGTTTGTAGCCGCTGGAATATTACCACCACTTGTTACAGTGAAGTTGCTTAGTTGAGGGTTGGTTGAGTCAATGTTAATAGTTGCGTAAGTGTCGGATAAAAAAGCGAGTGTGTATGTATCTGTTTCAGCATACTCTCCCTTATCTTTCTTTAAACCCCAATCTCGGAATTGTTTAGCGTCACCTTGAGCCATGTGTAAAACCTCATTCGTTAATTATATGTAATATTAATACCGTTATCGATGTATTGCAATTTTACACCGTCGTCTAGATAACTAATAGACAAACTTGATAAGTCTATTACTTTCCCGCTTACCAGTACCACTTGACTATTCACTGTTGAAAATGAGTAATCTGGTGCTTGTCCAATTACGTCTATTTCACCTTGTAAAGTTATTATACCGTCTACAGCTTGATATGTATAATTCGGCGTTTTTCCTTCAATGTCTATCGATCCAGTAGTATCTATTAAACCTTCCATTGGTTGGTAATTAAAGCTAGGCACTCCACCAATAACATTTATTTCTGGTGTCAAGTCGATTGACGCTGATATTCCAGAAAACCCGTATTGTGGAGTTTCGCCTTGTGTTATTATCTCGCCAGTTAAATCTATCAATCCTTGTGTTGGTGCATAGCCATAGTGTGGGGTTTCACCGTTTACCGTTATTTCTCCACTTACATCAACGAAACCATTAACAGGGTTAAATGTGTATTGTGGTGATTTGCCGTCTATAACAATTTCTGGTGTAAGGTCGATTAAGGCTGGCGCAGGAGAATGAAACGATAATGGGGTCTGACCCGTTATATTTTCTTCGCCTCCAGTTTCTATTAACCCCGCTATTGCGGAATAGAAAAACATCGGCGTTTGACCTGTTACAGTTACACCACCACCCGCATCAGTAGCAATGAAGTATGCGCCCACCGCGTCTTGGTTTTGGTATTCTGTTAGTTCTCTGTCAGCGTTCGGCACTGTTAGTGTTATTCGAACACCTTCAATCTGACCTATCATAAAGTTAGATGAGCCAAGTCGAGCGCCGATATTAAGCTCTGGGGTGCTCATTGACGCAGAGCCACCAAGTGCGGCACTACCTAGACTCGAGCCGTTTTGATAAATCTCAATCGTGTTAGAGATATCGAAAACAGTTGTGTTTTTATACCAAGTGTTTGTGCTTATTGATGAAGCAGAGTTAAAAGAGTCACTATCACCGCTACCTCGACTGTATAACCCAAATGCGTCTGCGTCTGGGTCGTCTCTGTATAACACCCATGCGTATTCCTGTAAATCATCACCGACACTGACCAACGTGTTATTGTCTGCGCTTAAATTTGTGTGTCTTGACCATGTTTGTACAACCAAGTCACCTGATGAATAGCCTATTCCGGTTTCTTCTAAAAACTCCGTTCCATCAAAGAAGTATGAACCAGCGCCTAGTTTTGTAGTTGTGGAACTTGATGCCGTACCAGTTAAATCTGAGTTGTTACCTGTCGAGTCTACTAGGTCGTTCAAGTGATAAACTGCTAAATAATCAGACCATACCGCATTACGTCCGAATGGGTCAGTTACGATGGGTTGTGAATCGCCTGTGTTGTCACCCCAGATGTAAAACTTTTGGCTTGTTGATGCTGATGGAATTTTAACAAAGACAACAACGGACGAACCGACCTTATCGAATTTAACAACTTCGCATGGTAATTGTGTTACGCCTGCCGCATCACTTGAGAATCGTAAGTCTCCGCCACCATCATCAATGCTGGTAAGCATCTCTGTGGTGAAGTCGTCATACTTAATGTATGCAACAAAATCAGTGTGTGTACCTGTTACGCTTGGAAACGCAAAGTCACCAAGTAGGGTATAATCAGCGGGGAACGCCATTATTCAACGCTCAAACCTAATGTGTAATCACTAACCAATTTTAGCTTTCTAATCGCTAAATCAGTTGCGGGGATTCGAGCTTTGTATTTGTATTGCTTGTAATGTACGTTTGAAAATTGACCCACTTGGTGCCATTCGGTTAAATCATTTTCGTCATTTCCGACTTGTTGCATGATTTTGACTTGCGTTGCTTTTGGTGCTGAGCTGGTTATTGATAAAGTGTAAGTTTTATCTGCTGTTGAATCGGGCAGTAGGTATTCTTCTATTTGGTTTAGGTCAAACTCTGCCTGTGTTGTAAACTCGTAAGGTTGTTTTTCTTGGTTTGCGTATGCGATTAATGCGTCTGAAAATTCTTGTGTTACTGCATCAATTGAAACTAGATAACCTAACAACGCTTGTTGTGCCTGTCCTACTGGGTGCGAGTTCATAACGTTATACTCACTAACTGAGCCGTTTAACGCCATCATAAACCCTTTTGCTTTTGGGTCTGTGTAACTTTTGCTTTCCAGTATTAGCGTTGAGTCATACTCGGTTAATAGCGACAAAACCATGTCGGGACTAGCCATTTTTTCATCAATGTATGTGTAGGCTTGCGCCTCTGCTAGAGTGTCAAATTCATTTAACTGTTTCACCATTTACCCCCAAATTTAACCGCATAATATGCAAATATAGCACGTTTTGCCCCATACATTTTAGCAATTTTATAAAACCTTTTGTCGGCTTCTTTTTTCGTACCTACTTTAAATCTATATTGGTAATCGTGTATTATTGCCGCTTCGAATAACTCCCCAACGGGATTGAAGAATGCCCAGAATATTCTTGGTACGCTTGCGCCATCTGTTTTAAACCCGACTGGTACGTCGATGCCATCAATTGAAAATGACTCGATTAGTTCAAATTGGTATTTGCTTATTTTTCTTATTGCTGGGTGTTTCATACTTGCCCCAAAAAAATGCCCCAATTTAATGGGGCCAATGCCTCGAAGTTACCCTTTCCCAAACTTACTGGCGATAGTGTCACCGAAGTAAAATACCGCCATAGTCATAACCAGATAAATTATATCACCGTTCATTAAAAAGTCTTTTACTTCTGTAATGTCACCAGAATGCACCGCACGAATGAATAGCAATGCGAATAAAGCAAACCATGCCACCATATAGGGCAATGTGACAATAATCATAAAGTAACGCTGTGCGAGTTTAAACGGTGCGTATGCTTCTAACACTTTTGCTTTAGCTTCGGCCTTTTCTTCATCTGTAAAGAATGCTTTATCAACCAAGTCAAAACTTTTGTCTATTGTGTCACCTGAGCCAAACAGCGTTTTAAAAAAACTCATACGATGCCCACCATAATCATTAGCTCGTCAAATAACAATCTAGTCTCAGCGGGTAGAAAATACAACCCAAACGCAACTAGCATCGTTGAAACTAATGTGAGTGACAGGCCGATTACACCGAATACACCTGCCCATAAATTCTTTCGCTTGTACATTTTCATCACAAGTTCATCGCGGGCATCGATGGCACATAAAATATCAATTTTATTATTTTGAATGTCGATTAAATCTTCGTTTTGCTTAGCGATTACATTGAGTAATTCAACAATTTCATCATCTTTTCGTCTAACCCGTTTAGACATTTCTTCTTTGATATCGGTCATGTGATTGAAACCTCGAATTCACTTGGTAGTGAGAAAAGTATTTTATCTAGTGTGTTTTTTGAATTGGCAACGTCTGGAATGGAGTCGTTGTTTAAGTATCTAATTGAATCACCCGGTAAAATACAACCCTCGATTTGACTTGTGTAATTTCCTGCGTGAATTTCAATGTAGGTTCTGCCTGCCCTATCTTCCAGTAGCGCAACCAAGCCATGTTTTGGTGAGTTGTATTTTCTGGCTTTGTACAGCCCGGGATAAACACAAGAAACGTTTTTCTCGTTATCGAACCAAGGTAATTCAAGTGTAAAGAAGTTTAACCCGTTACACTCACCAAAACCCAAAGTACAATCATCTCTGTAAACTCTCTTAATGTTTATCCGGTCCATAAATCACCTACTTTACGTTGTAACGGCTACCAAACTCTCTAAAGTGAAGCTTAATAACTTCCTCTTCTTTGTTTGGCCTGTCTGAATCTAGGATTGTTTTAAACCTAGGATCGTCTGTATCAACCTCAAACACTGCATCAACTTCACCATCATCATTGATGTAGGTTAGCGGCTTCATGCCATAACCACGCTCTTGCGTTTTTGGACTGACATAATATGAAATACTGTAACATAAGCAATCATATTGTGTTTCGAGCTTGTATTGACCTGTTTCGTGGTCCGCAACTTTCTGGCGTCTTACAACGTCAGTAATGTTATCAATTGCAGATACTGATTGAGGATGAACAGCGCCATACTCATCAGTAATAGGAATGTTATTAAGCGTAATAATTTGCGACATTGGTTATGTTCCTTTTTGTGACATTTTTTACAAAGTGTAATTAAATCTGTTTTATGGTTTTCATTACCAAAACGCTTATAAGTTAGATGGTGGACCTCTAAGTTTTTGCGTACTGGTATGAAGTGCCAATTTTGACACTGATGATTGTCTAGTAACAACCTTTTCTTTCTAGGTCCGTTTCTATATTCCGGTGATTTTAAATAATCGGAATACCAACCTTTAATTTCATCCGGTATTTCTGGGGCTTTCCCCCTAAGATTTAATTTAGGGGGTGGAACAAAACTTAATATATATCCTACCGCTAAACTAAGCAGTAGCAATTTGTTCAGCAAGCTCTCGGCCATTATCAATATCTTCTTGCGTGATCTCGATTACTTCCGGCTCTTCCACTTCTTGTGGAAATAACTCCTTCCAATTTTCGCCAAAACTAGCCACTAACATTTCATCACCAGCTTTTTCAACGAATGCATAAGGCAATGATTCAACTAACCCATTAACAACTTCAAAACTTTGGCTGTCTGCCATGCGGTTGCCATCTGGCTCGATGAATGCCTCTACGCAAGCATCTAACAGGATATCTTCCAGCACCGCACCCGATTCTACATTGGTAGAAATAAACGCCTTGCCGTCACGATAAGAGTAAGGCTTGATTAGGTATTCATCACCATTGTATTCAACGGTAACTTGGTTTTCTTCTGAGCATGTTTTTAGTTTGCTAAATGTTGATTCTGTCATTTCCGTAATTCTCTCAGTTTGTTTAATAACTTTTCTGTTAATTTTCTTTCGATGCTTTCTTTGTGTTTTTGTAGCTCATCGATTCCCATGTGCTTTGAGTGAATAGCTTTTTTATTTTCAACACAAATATCAAATTCTATATCTTGCCTGTCGGAACAGTCTTTAATTGCTGTTTGCTCGGCCTTTTCCATTAACAGGCTAATATCATGCTCTAGCTTGTCGAGTACAATATTGTCATTAATGGCTATCTGGTTAAGTTGTGATAGCCCTAGATTGATACAGTATTTGTTTTCATATTTGACGACCTTAGCGACCTTTAAAACCACTTCCTCAGTCCAATGGACGGGTTTTGATTCAGTTGCAAGTTCAAGTCCATTGTGCTCGTCAATTGGTAACTCAGGTTCAATTCGCTTTTCTGACATATTATAAAACTCGCTCTAAACCCGTATAACCTATGCTTCCATGTGAACTCAATAACCTGTTCCGTTAAAATCTGTAAATCTTCTTTGTGGCCTTGTATACCCAATACAACGATTAAATCTTTATTTTGGTATCCATATCCTAGTTGATATTGGTTGTTGCTGTCAGCACCGATTACAACGCCTTTGTAAGCGTGAAACTGGACTGTTAGTTTGTCTTGCACTTCAACATAGTTAGCTACCGCTTGGTTTGAGAATAGGACTAACATTAGGGTTGCTAACGCGTATATTTTTCTTTTCAAGCCAATCTGCACAAACTGAAACCCTTTTACGACTATCAAAAAACGATTCCTGCTCCATATAGTAATGCGTAGCCATATGAGCCTCACCATCGCACTTACAGCAAAACACGTTGTATAATTCACGATTCTTAACCTTGTTGATGCTTTGCATTTGCCACCACCAACTTAATATTTTTTTGTTTCAAGTGAAATTCAATCCACGTTTTATTTAACTTTTTACCAGATATACAAACATGTACGGAGTCTTTGTCATGGTCGATTATTTTAAACCGTTGCCCTGACTTCTTCCGCATTAATGGTTTTTTAAGTATAACGTGTGTGTATTCCATGCACTCTATTTTAACACAGCATGTTAATTCGTACAGTATTTGTTCTAATAGACAATAAAAAACCCCGCTAATTGCGAGGCTTTCTTTTCTTGACTGGGGCGTAGACTTCACCGTCTATCACTATTGCACCCCGTTTGATTAGGTCGGCTACTGTGTTTCTGTGAAATCCTAGTTCAGCACCTAGCTTTTTGGTTAATGTATTTATACTCACTAAAACTCTCTCCCTGTTTTTTTATCTATTAACCTTGAATCTACATCGCTAAAGCATTCAACTTTAACAAACTCGCCAATTCTGGATGTTAACCACACCATCGTGGATGAGTTTCGACAAAAATAAGAACCTCGCTCTATCTCCTCTGTATACTCTCTCTTACCGACGCCACGCTCAGAATCAAATACAAATTCAATTTTTTCTGCGTATTCAGAATCAAATTGGGTGTCTATTGCCATTTGAATAGCGTCTGATAATGATTCCACGTTAAAAAGGTAGGTGCTCTCTAATTTCATTTGTCTATCTCCGTTTTGGTTTGGGCTTATTCCCTAACCGTTAAAGACATTATACACTTACTTAGGTGCATTGCAACTATTTAATTGCATTTATTTAAATTTATTTCAGGTAATAAAAAACCCCAATTAAGGGGTTTGTTTGTTACTGACCTTGATATTGCCCTTGCTGTGGACCGCCCTGCCCGTAACCTTGGGTTCCCTGTGGTTGGTATCCCTGTTGCGGTTGTTGGTATCCACCCTGTTGTGGTTGTTGCTGGCCTTGGTTCTGATTGTCACTATCAAACACACTCACCATCACTGTATCTCGTTGAGGCTTGTTATCTGCGGCATTCATAACGTTTTGTTTCAATAGTACACCGGCGAGGTTTACAGATGGGTCTAGTAACATAAAGTCACCATTTTGACCTTGCATCACTACCCCAATTTTTACATAGTCATTTTTCTGTTCGTTATTGTTGTTAGTGTAAGTTCCAACTTTTGCTAATAGTTTCTTTGTCATTTTATTTTCTCTCTTTGTTAGTTTGTTTTGTTAATCTATTTGTTAAGTTCTTCAATTGTAACCCTGACCACTGGCACACCATTGACACTAAGTTCAATATCCTTCCCTGTGCGCTTTTTAAATTCAATAGCATGATCAACAAATGCACATACAACTTCGTTTGTGACATCTGTTTTGTTTGCACCCCACATTCTACTATTTTTTAATGTTGAGCCAGCATATATGTTGTTGCTTAGTGGGCTTGTTGCTACGTGTATTTTTTTAGCCATTGTCTATCTCTCTTTGTTAGTTTGTTTTGTTAATCTTTAAAGGTGGTAAGGTTTTTTACAATTTGCTCGTAAAATTGCCAGCGTCTTACATGACATTCTATTTGAACTTCTTTATCTTTTAGTTCATGCGTCAACTTTTGAATGTGTCTTTCTGCATTTCTCAGCATATCTGATTCATTCATTACTGCTTTTGACATTTCAATATCTTCATTCATTGTCTATCTCTCTTTGTTTGGTTAAATTAATCTTGTTTTGGTGGTTCTGGTAGTGGCATCCAGTGGGTTACTGGGTAAAGATTTCTATTGCGAGTTGAGTACCAGCAGTTACACCACTCGCCATCACCTATATACCAACCTTCCTCGATATTGAAATAATCTGAACATGAAACTCGAATTAAAACATTTCTTTTTATGTCAGGTATTTCCACATCTACACTTATCCATTTACTCATAGTTAACCCCTTATTTATTAATTATCCAAAAACTTGCTTATAAAATCATCCTTGTTTACTTGGCTATCTATTGATAGCAACACTTTTTCACAGTTATCAATCATGAACTGTCTTCTGGAACCTAATTTTGATTTGTATATATCTTTTATGTCTGATGCATTTACCCCAAAGTCATTGAGTAGTGATCTTAATATCGCCCTTTCTAACTTTGATCTAGATTCTTTTAGCCTAGCCATAGCCAATTCATAAACATAGTTGTCCGGTTTATTTCTGGTCTTACTTAGTTTATTCTTTAGTGCGAGTATTTTTCTTTCCTGACTATCCCTTAACTTCTCTTCCTTCCTTGTTCTTGCTCTAGATTTGGCCTCGCTAAACATTCCATCATGATT